GATTATTTGAGTAAGCGTACTATCATTTAAGTTTATCTCGTTATCTGCTCCATAACTGAAACAATTATTCCACTTGAGAGTTTTGAGAGTAATCATTAAATGTACCTAGTATTTTGTCAATTTTTTCTTCGTTTATTCCTAATATATAGGTTAGGTACTCAGAAAGTTCTTCCGCTATACTCATATCTTTATCCATTATGAGAGTAGCTTCGCTGTTTCGTTTTACAACTTTTTTATCGAGTAAGTCCGAGTTTTTGATTCCAGCTAATTCTTGAATATCTCCCTCAATCTCATAGATTGTATGGTCGTATTCTGTAGGTAACATTTCTTCTGTAGAGGTTACTGTCTTACGAATTAACTGAGGAAGTTTGAACTCTTCCCACATCCAGCTCCAAGAATTTTCGTCAATTAGTAGATACCCCGTTGAGACTTTACTTCTATGAAAAGAAGTAGTCATAGGACTTCCAGGATAAACTATATTTCTTTGAGTATTTGAGTGAGCGTGTAAATCACCTGCAAATACTACTGGGAACTCGGAAAGATCGTCTAGATCAATTTCGGGCTTAACATGAGGAGGAATCTCTCCGCGAACATGAGTAAACAAAGGTTTAGACTTATCGAAATGCTCGATACTTCCTTTCTTGTGTAGCTCAGTGTATGGTAGTATGCCAAAGCCTAAATCTTGATCTATATAAGAGATATCTAGTATTGTTACTAATGGATTGATATCTCGTGTGACTTGTTTTAACTGACTAAAGAAGGTTTTATTTTTCTTTGTAGCTTCGTGATTACCGTCATATATGATAGTAGGAATTTGTACTTTACGAATAAACGTAAAGTACAGTTCCAATTCTTCCATAGTTGGCAATCTATCAAACAAGTCTCCGCCTATGATGTGCATTGAACATTCTTTTTCTATTTCTCTGATTTGTTCAAAGAATAGATGGTATCTGTTCAATGCCCATTCTACAGGTACATTCTTCTGACCTAGTTTAATATGCCAATCTGCGGTGAATAAAATCATCCAATATCAAACTCTGCTTCTAAACCTTCATCCATCTGCTCTTGTGAAGGAGCACGTAGACGATCAAGTAGCTCTTTCTGAGCGTCTGGAGTTGGACGAGCCATTACTTCGTCCATAGACTTGAGGTCTGCAATTGCAGCTTTCTCATCGTCTTCTAGTGGTCGAGCCTTACACTTTAGTACTTGTAGTTGGTACTCTACATTGTAAGGCAGAGGGCCTGTCTTGACTCGCTTGAAACAAACATCCCAGCCAGTCTCTTGGTCAGTAGGATCACCCAAATCTTCTGCAGCAGTAATGATTTGCTCCCACAGTTTCTTTTTAAGGTTTACTACTTTTACTTTACCATCAGCAGGATCGATGCACTGTGTTGCATAGCTCCAACCACATTTAAGGTCGGGATAATACTCACGAACCCAATCTTTTTCTTTGTTGTTGAAACGCTCTGTGTTGCGGTCAAAAGAAAGACATTCGAGTGGAATGTTCTTGCCGTTCTCACCTTCAATCCAGTAGACATAGCGAGCTAGAATGTCGCCTACTAGACGCATTTTATTGTCGCCATCTCGGAAAGAGAAAGTTTCGATGCTGCTTTTTTGTGCTGAACCTTTTTGCTGATTAAATGATATTGCCATTGTTAATGTATCTCCGTTGGGGCTTCTTCATATACAAAGTGTAACTTACGATCTTCGATATAAAGTAGTCTGCTTTCATAGATTGATTCTAGGACTACATCTTCATCTGGTACATGAAGCAAGTCTAGGGTTGTGTCTTTCGTGGCTATCCAATGCGGTAATTTGCGAAGGCTTGCCATTGAAAGATACACCGCAATTTCACGGTGTGAATAGCGAAACGAGTTAAATAACAACACATCTGGGTGAATAAAAAAACTGCGTCCACGAAAGTCTGTATTACAATACTTATATATTTTATCATACCTATTGTTTGGTATTTTATTTTTTGTAAGCATCTCGAATATGCGAAAAGCCTCTGTAGTAGAACCTCCCGCTGCATCGTATATCTTTTTCCAGTTGAATAATAACATATTATACTAAAGATTTACCTTTTTGTCAAGAACTATTTTTTAAAGCTGAGTTATCTTATAGCCTTGCTTCATGTAGTAGCCTATTCTATTAGAAGCCTGCCTGTTGGCTGTATTCCCTTTCAAATGTATATCTACTACTACTGGAGAAATTTTACCTTCTTGCAGTCTTATAACTCTTCCTATAAGCTGTGTCAGTAGAGGCTCATTATTTATAGGAGTACCTAAAATTAGACAACTTAGATTGTTTACTGAGATGCCTTCAGAGAAAATTGCTTGAGTTCCGTATAACACATTCTTGTCTCCATACAAAATTTCATCCACAAGCGTTTCTCTGTCCTCATGCGCTACCTCGCCCGTAACACAAATTGCTTTTTCTCCTGTCAGTTCGGCGCAACTCCTTAAAAAGCCCACCCTGTCACTTACTACAAGGACTTTATGCCCTCTGTGAGCGTATGCTGCTGCCAGCATTGCTATAGTGTGACGATATTCTTCGTTGTTTGCAAGATGTGTCACTCTGTTCGCCCAAGGAGTTCTTGCTCCATCTAAAAATCGTATGTCCGACTTTACAATGTGTATCGTAGGAGTCATAAAATTTTCTTTTGGTGGCTTAAATACCTTAGAGCTAAAGTAATCGCGGAAAACTACGTGCTTTCCGTCTTTTCTTTCGATAGTTCCTGATAATCCTATCTTGTACCTAGCATGGCTTATGTCCAAGATTCTGGAAAAAGTTGGGCTGCTTACATGGTGCATTTCATCTAAGATGATTGTCCCGAATTCCTTACGAATCTTGTCCATATTTCGGTACAGTGTCTGGGTGTTGCCTACAAC